ACCAGATAAGATTACTGATGCTTACCTAGAAAAGCTCTTGGGAATGTCCGCAACTGAGAAGGAATGTATAGAACGGTACGCCACTACAGGTGAAGGCCGGTTGTCGTCTGCACAGCGACAAATATTACTTAACTTCGACATCGCCAACTACATGACTCCTAAGCAGATTGAGTACACACAAGACCTTATCCGAAAGCAGCAACAAGAAAAAGAAGAGAAACAACGTGAGAAAGAAGCTAAAATAGCTCGCAAGACCCGCAAGGCACCCAAATCGCCAAAAGAGGGTGCAGCAGCGCAAAGCAAGAGGGAGGGTAAGGGTCGGAGTACTCGGCGGCACTCCAAGAGTTCTAAAGCTAATCGCACGCGCCGACGCCCGCAGAAGGCAATCAAGAGTCGGACACGGAGAGCGTCCAGGCGTCAGCGGCGAGGTTGATAAATTGACCCCCGAAACAGGTTCCGCTCCATCATCACACCCCAGCCGAACTATGTCTGCCCCACCCACCTCTTGCTCAGCCGCGATGAAAGAGCTGACGATCGCCGAACAGGAAGCAGCATACGAGGTCGCTCGGCAGCGCGTCGTCGTGTGCGAAGGTCGCTGCGAGGTCACCGCGATCAAGCGCAAGCTGGCAGCAGCCAACTGCGATGTGGCTCAGGCAAGAGCAGACGGGTGCGACGCTGGCACGTTGATGGGACAGCACAACAAGGAGGTCAAAAAGCAGACGGCCTACTTGCAAACCGCTGTTCGCACGTTGACAGGACGCATTGTCGTACTGGCTGGAGAGAGTCTGTCTGATGCTAACAAGAAGACAGCCGAGCTGACCACGGACATTCAAAAGCAAGAGGGGGAAGTGTTGCGAAAGGAGCTGAATCCAGCGTATACGGAGTTCGCAGCAAAGGACCGTGCGCTTCGCGATTGGCTCAAGCGTCCAAGCAACGTCCAGTATGTGCCACAGGCTGATTGCGAGGCGTGCGGCGCATGGGCTCTGGAGAGGCTCAACGAGCTCAAGACGGTGCGCGAGAGCCATTGGTCTCAGCGAAATGTTAGGGCATGGGGAGCTTACGAACGCTTCCCGCCAAGCATGCGGCTGTACACGGGTCCCTCAAGTGGGGTGAACGCTCACGCCGATACCGAAGCGAATCGTAAGCTAGCAGAAGCAGTGGACGCCGCCGAAGCTAGCGTTGATGCAGTGGTGGAAGGCCTGTCCACTCTCAAGACACATTACTCGGACCAGCGTGCGGCAGCGACGGAAGCATTGGCCGCCGCCGAATTGGCACACCGAGAAGTCTCCGCCGAGCGCCAGCGCGTTTCCACTGCCATCTCCCAGCTCAAGACCGCCGAGAGTCGGATCTTGGACAGGATCGAAAAGGCGCGCAAGCACATCGAGGTGGCAACGCAAGAGGTCGCATTGGAAGAGGTGAACACGCGATATGCTGAAGCGTGCAAGGCGGTCACGGTTGCCAAGAAGACGCAGACTGACCTGGAGTACGCCATCGTAGCTGTGAAGGACGCCGAGAGCTGGTGGGTTCCGTTCCAAAACTCCGTCCACGCTTTGCAGGTGGCAGAGCGAGAAATGTGGCTGGCGGGCGAAGGCCTCCGGATGTCGCGTCAAGCGGTCCAGGTTGCAATACAGAACAAGACGCTTGCCGATGCCGTGGCCAAGCACCCTCAAACACCGGAATCAGCGCGCCAGCTGCTGGTTGCTCTTGCAAAGCCCATCCGCGACGTTCGGGAAGGACTCCACGAGGCACGCACACTTAACCCGGGAACGGTCACGGAGCATTGGGTCCACGTGACCGCCATGATGTGTACCTTGTACAGCTCGGACGAAGATCTTGCAAAGGCTCTGGAACAGCTGCCAACGAAACTAGCTGCATTCGACAAGGTCGATAGCGACTGTGCGGGTGCCAAAGCGAATGCAGAGTGCATGGCGGCTGGAAAAAGATTGACATTGGCGAAAGATAGGGCTAAGGAACTCGACACGAACCTGGCCGAGTCAATCAAGCAGCTAACCGCACATGAAGAGACGATGACAGAACTTGAGGAACTTTGGGATCTGGCAAAGGCGCGGCTGACCCTGTATACTCTCCTCCCTGCCTCTTGCTAGTTTGACTGGGAACAACGAGGCGCCGATCTACATGGAGGTGCGGGCGATGTGGATGTGAGGGACTTCGTCACAAATTGACATGTAATTTTCTATGTCCGACCGAGTAGAGGATGGCTGAGCTAACCGAAGCCGAACGCGCGAAGATCCAGAACTACGTGACCACCATCATGGAGGGTGCGGACGACAGCTGGGAAGAGTTGCAGTGTGCCACTACCGAGGCGACAACGGGAAAGTCGGTGTCGCAGCTAAAAGACATGCTCGTGAGGCGAGGGCTGAAGACGAATGGAAACAAGGCAGAGCGGATTCGGCGAGTAACGCAGGACAAGCCAGTGTGGCGTGGGGTATGGCTGCGATGTGTTCGGAATGCCACGCTCTTCGTGTTTCGACACATTGATCGCTTTGGGGACGATGGGATGGGGGACAAGCCAGAAGGAATGTGTCGTGTGGAGTACTGGCTGGCGCATCTCAATCCAGATCACATCCGGGAGTGATTTCTAGATCCAGTCGTAGTACAACTGAACAACCTCCACAAGCTTGTCTGGCTTGTTTTTGGCCCAGTAGCGCACCTGCTCGGTTAGAGCGTGCAGCCGTTTTCTCCATTTTGCTTGTTGGCGCTGAGGGACGTGATGGAGCCCTTGTTTCGATGTTGACCAGCAAGAAGCAACCCTGATTCCGTCCAAGTCCAAATATTTGTCCGGGTTGAAGCGAATAAATACGATCGGCTTAAAGCTGATGGGCACTTCCTGGATGACATCTTCTTGAATCCCTGGGTTAACGTCGAGCACTAGCTCCATTGTTCGCTTGTTGTCGCACGAACAATCGTAGTGGACGTGGCTGTTTTCGTCCACTTCAACGATAATGTAGTGAGTGCCGATGTCGGTGATGAGGTCTGGTCGGCGGCGTGAGCGTCCGCCCTCCACCTTCTTATCACACACCCATTTCAGTTCCGGAAAGGTGTCGATGATATGCTGACTGACTGCATTCTCTTTTGTCTTGTAGTTGTGAACGACAGGGATGTCCGGATGTTGATGAATGACACATCGGAGGCAGTAGCCGCGATATTTGGGATAGCCGGACATATCACACATTTCCGTTTTGCACAGAGCACTTCCTCCGCACTCATCGCATCGCACTTTGGTTCGTTTGTGTCGGCAATAGTAGCCGTTGCTGCATTCGTGGCAGTAGATTTTTGGGACTTTGTGCTCGCAATGTGCCCCGCCTCCGTGTGCGTTGTGAAGATGGATGTTGAGGCTGTTGATGTGTTTGGTCTGGAATGTGCATAGATCGCAGGCCACTGGCTTGTCCTTAGAATGCTGGAGCATGTGCGATTTGAGATTAGTGGCCTGAGTGAAGGTGGCGTCGCAGTGAGGGCACTTGTGCGGCTTTTCGCCAGTGTGCTGGAGCATGTGCGTCTTGAGATGCCCGGCGGTTCGGGCCTTGTAATCGCACTGCGAACAAGCAAATGGCTTTTCGCCAGTGTGTCTGCGGATATGAACGGCTAATGAGGATCGGTGGCGTGTTTCATAGTCGCAATGGGGACATTTGAACGGCTTGTCGGTCAGATGCTTCTTGAGATGAATGTCGAGAGAGGACTTGCGATCGGTTTTGTAGTCGCAGTGCGGACACACATAAGGTTTTTCCCCGGTATGCTTGTGTTGATGTTCTTTTAGATGATGTGGATGCTTGAAAGCAGCATCGCACTTGTCGCATTTGAAAGGACGTTCGCCAGTGTGGATTCGTAGATGAGCAACAAGATTCGGCTTGAGTCCCGTGGTGAAATCACAATGGGGGCACTTGTGAGTGTCTTTGGGAGTGTGAACGAGTTGGTGTCGTTTTAGACTGGTTTCGCTGGCGCAACAGAAATCACATTTGTTGCATTTGAATGGTTTCTCACCAGTGTGAATGCGCAAATGTTCGTCCAGGCGATACTTACGCTTAGCAACGTACGAGCAATGAGGGCACGGGAACTCGTCTTGGTCACGCACATAGGTTTTGGGCATTTTGCCTTGGATGTATGGGAGGGATGTACCTATGTCGTTTTGATGACATCATGCGGGCCAAAGGCCCAGATGATGGCGGTGAGACTGATAGTGCGAATTACCGATACAGAACCATGCAAAAATGAGACCATAACCAGTAACAATGTGGTTTGTTGAATTACAAACTCTAATTGGCATAGGCCAAGCCGCCCATACCACTCATGACTCGCAAAACATTGTAGTTAATTGCGTACACGCGCACCTTCGCGGTCTTGTTGCCGCCGACAGCGTTGGCCGAGACCACGAGCTGAAGCGAGGCGTTGTCGATCCGCGAGAAGTTGCACGAGCCAGTCGGCTGGTGCTCCTCAGGCTTGAGTGCGAACGAGTACACGTTGATACCCGTATCCGGCGCCGAGGTGTGGTGCTGGAACGGCTGGACCTGGTCGAAGTAGGTGCCGAGGCGCTCCGAGAAGCGGTCCTGGCCGTTGAGCTGGAGCTTGGCGGTGACAACCGGGTTCTGACCCCAGCAGTGCATGCCCAGGGCAGCCTTGGTGAGGACGACGGAGCCGGCCATCGAGACGGTGGACTGAAGAGCCTGGTTGGCCGACGGAGTGTTAGCCGTGCCGGTGCCAATCGGCGCCGGCACCAGGTTGGTCTGGTTGCCGCTGAAGAAGTTGACATCCGTTCCCAGAGTATTGTCCGAGGAGATCGGCTGGTCGTTGCAGCAAGACGCTGGAAGCTGATCAGAAGCATTGGTGAAGATGGTGTTCGAGAGTGCAGTCGGCTCGATCTGGAGCGACCACGGGGCAGCCAGCGTCTGGAGCGAGTCGCACTCAGAGAGCGCCCAGTCGTGGATCAGCTCAGTGCTGTCGTTCTGCGGGTTGGTGTAGGCGAACGAGGCGCGCGGGAGCACGTCAATCGCGTCGGTGTAGTTGAACGGCTGGGCACCGAACACAGCGTACAGGCCCGAGGCACCGCACGAAGAGCACGAGCCACACGAGCCCGAGGTGCAAGCGTAGTCGGTGTTGTCCGCAATGAACGAACCGCAGTAGTCAACGTTGGCGTCCGGCTGGACAACCCAGATGAGCTCCTTCACCGGGTGGTTGAAGTTGAGCTTGATCTTGTTCGAGGTGGAACCGATCGACTCGTCCCCAGTGAACTGGAGCTGAGTGATGAGGTACTCGTGCGGCGACTGAGCCATCTTACGACGCTCGTCGGTGTCGAGGAAGACGTAGTCGACGTAGATCGAGGCCGACACGAGCGAGAGGGTGTTGTAGAAGTAGGTCTGCTGCATGTTGGTGGCCGAAGCCGACGACCCCGGCCACTTGGGCTGACCCGTGGTGGCGTTGGCCTTGACAGCCCACAGGCACTGCTCGAGCAGGTTGAACTCGAGGTTGATCTTGACCTCGTGGTACTGGAGCGCAATGAGCGGGATCGCGAGACCCGGGTTGTTGCAGAACCAGAACTGGAGCGGCACGTAGAGGGTGGTCTGCGGAAGCGCGTTGCGGATCTCGCACTCCTGCGGCGACACGGTGCCGGCCGAGCAAGGGGTGTCCGGGGCGTCCTTCCGGCGGCCGTTGGCCAGGAAGGTGAGCTGGGTGGTCTGACCCACCATCTTGTCGTAGCCACGGCGCTTGGCGTCCGAGAGCGTCAGCTGGTTCCAGATGTGCATCGAGTCACCATATTGGCGATCAATGCGTTGGCCACCGATCTCGACCTCGACCTGCGAGATGAGCTGCTCACCAGGGTAGTTGAGCCAGCGGGCCGTCGCAAGATCGTCAGGGTCATCGTTGTTGGCGCCGCCCGAGAGCGTGCCCTTGATGGAGCAGTCGACCATCGGGAGCGTCACCTGGAGGTACGCGCGGTACGCGAGGTCACCATTGCGCGAGATGACGCACTGGACCCGGCGACCGAAGTCGGCCTGGCCGTTGAACGTCTGCTCGATCGACTCCACGGCGAAGTTCGTGTGGCGCCGGTACGTGACCTTCCAGAAAGTGATCTCAGGGTTACCAGTGAGGTAGACGTCCTGTGGGCCGTAGGCCACGAGCTGCATCAATCCTCCTCCCATCGCTTAATCCTTGCACAGAAAATATTCTGAGCCAAATGTTCAAAACTAATCTAAGGAAATTGCACAGACCTCCCTTATGTGGAGGCAGCGCGCGGCCCGCACCATTCCCCAGCCTAGACCGAGCCGCCGGACGCTCGATCGCAAACACCAGGACAAGCTCGCAACCATCGAGCAAAATGAACAGAACATTGACGAATGGCAGTCAGAGATTGACCGACTCACCGAGTCGCTTGAAACACCGGCTACGAACGCCGCATCCGCCAACCCCGATGCGGCCTCGGCGCTCGGTCAGATCGCCCAACTGGAACGAAAAATCCGACAGGCCCGCAAGGCCCGCCAAGAATACTACCTCGACAACTCACACGAGCTGTTTGAATACTTTGAGAAACGCCAAAAGGAGAGCACCCAACCGGCCGCCGAAAACACGGCCAAAATCGATGCCTTCTTCTTTGGGCGTAAGCATGGTGCGGTGCAAACCGAAGGCGCCGCAGAAAGATATCGTGCCACAACCGAAGTAGAAGACGTCATGGCTGACATGACGGTCAGCCGTGACTTCCGGTGCCAATGTGGCGGTGAAATGGTGCCGATCGAGGCCGAAGGCATGCGGACCTGCCGCGCCTGCGGTCTCTCAAAACCCTTCATGTCCGAAAACGATCGGCTTACCTACAAGGAACCGCCAAAGGAGGTCACCTTTTATTCGTACCAGCGCATCAACCATTTCCGTGAGATTGTGGCGCAGTTCCAGGGCAAGGAGTCGACTAACATCTCGGACGAAGTATATGCCCGAATCCGAGCCCAGCTCAAAAAGGAACGGCGTAGGGCCAACGAGCTCAACGTCGTGGAACGAAAAGAGCTGCTCAAGAACCTGGGCTTCAATGGATCGTACGAACATATCGCTTTCATCTGGAACAAGTTGGGAGTCTCGCCGCCGATCGTACCGCCAGGCCTAGAGCAACAGCTCTTCAGCCTCTTCAGCATTGTGGAAAAACGCTATGCGATACACTGCCCCGAAGATCGCGTCAACTTTTTGCACTACTACTACGTCTTGTATAAGCTGTTTGAACTCCTTGGGGAACGAAAGTACCTCAAGGACATCATCATGCTTAAGGACCCTGCACGGACGGCGGAGCAAGACGTAGTGTGGAAGAAGATTTGCAACGATTTGGGCTGGGCGTTTGTGCCAACGCCCTAGAGCGCCTAGAGTTAAGGCGATGCCCGGGATGGTTAACTAGCCGGGGTTCTTACGCCGAGCGAGGGAAGCCAACCAGGTTGGCACCAATGCCGAACCCGGCGGCAGTGCGGGCAGCGTCACCATAGCCGCCCGGCGAGTAGACGTCGAGCACAGCGAAGGTGGCAGCAGCCGTGAGCGCGATGAGAGCGACCTCGTCGATGCGCATCGACTTGGCCGGAATCACGAATGCAGCGATAGCGACAACAATGCCCTCAACGAGGTACTTGGCGGCACGGCCCAGGACTTCTCCGATCGAGATCATCTTGATACGTGCATAGAAAAAGTTGTTTTGAGTTAACTAGCGGGGGGGGCGAAGCCCCATGCTAGGGGTCGTAGGGGGCTCCGCCCCCCTATAGTGCGTCAACCAGCTTAGGGGGGTTTTCTTTTCCACACTTACGAATGGCAACTCCGGGCGATGGAAAGAGC